ATATGATGTCATCGAGAGCATGGTAGATAAACTTGATGAAATGGAAGGTAAACTCAACGAGCAAATCGAAAAGAATATTGCTCTAAACAGGAGATTAGCCGAGTCCTCTGCAGATGTTGTTTTTGGTGAAGTCACCGAAGGATTAGCAGCAACTCAGAAAGAAAAACTTGCAACCCTTGTAGAGAATGTTGAGTTTGAAAGTGAAGCAGACTATCGTGAGAAACTAGTTACATTGAAGGAATCTTATTTCCCAAGTAACGCTGGAGCTCAAAGAGACAAGTCGGAAAATCTATCTGAAGAAACTAACACTCCAACCTATCAGGATATTTCCAGTTCAATGGAAAGATATCTTCAGACAATGAACCGAGTGTCTAAAAAGTGATTTTTATATCATACATTCAAACAATCAACACAAGAGGTAAAATTTAAATGCAAGCCCCTATTAATCAGGAAGCTCTTGCAGAAAAGTGGGCACCCCTTCTTGACTATGATGGATTAGATCCAATCAAAGATAATCACAGAAGAATGGTGACTGCAGTTCTCTTAGAGAACCAAGAGCAAACAATGAGAGAGGAAGCACAATTCCTTTCTGAGCAACCAACAAACGTAACCGGTTCATCTGGTGCAACTGCTGGTTTCTCTGCTGGAGCCGCTAAAGAAGGCCCAGTTGCTGGTTTCGACCCAGTATTAATCAGTCTTATTCGTCGTTCAATGCCTAACTTGGTCGCATATGACCTAGCAGGTGTACAACCAATGAGCGGCCCAACAGGACTTATCTTCGCAATGAGATCAAGATTCACATCTCAGAGTGGAACAGAAGCCCTATTCAACGAACCAGATACAGCATTCTCAGCACAGCATCCAGATGGTGGAAACGACATTTCTGCTGGTTATACACAGAATGAAGGTGCTAACACAGGTGGAGCAGTTGGTTTCGGTACTACAGGTGGTACTCAAGCAACTAACCCTGCTGCACTAAACCCAGAAGGTTCACAGGTTCATAATACATACCCAGTTGGTCGTGGTATGGATACTGAGGACGCTGAAGCACTAGGAACATCTGGTAACGAGTTCAACGAAATGGCATTCTCAATCGAGAAAGTCACCGTGACTGCGAAGTCCAGAGCACTAAAGGCAGAGTACAGTTTAGAACTTGCTCAAGACCTTAAGGCAATCCACGGATTGAACGC